TTCGCTTGTGCCAACTTTACCAGCAACAACGGTTTTATCACCAAACTTTAGGAATAAATCTAGTATCTTTTGCTCTTTTTCTGTCAGCATAATTGGAAACACTAAACAAAAAAGCATGTGTGTCAACTTATCTTATAGTCTCTATAAGGTCGTCAAGAACCATGCTGGACAGTTCTTTCTTTTGCATTAGTCGCTTTAGTATAACTTCGTCAAGAGAGTTGTTAACAACAAGGTCAATGTATGTGCATTTGTTTTCCTGACCGATACGGTGAATCCTGTCTTGGCTTTGCAGCCTAGTCTCTAAGCTGTAGTTGTTAGAGTAATATACCATTGTGGATGCTCGGTGTAACGTTAGACCCTTAGCTGCAGCCGACGTTCCTATGAAGAACTGAGCTCTACCGCTTTGAAACTTTCGGATAGCTTCAGACCGATTGTTTAGGAGAGTGTCCCCGCTGTAAACAACAACGCTGTCTTGTCCGTATTTCTCGGTCAAGGCTTCATGGAGCTGTTTAACATTCTGCTTGTATGCACAGAAGATGACCAATGGTCCACTGGTTTCAGCAATCTGGAGCAACATCTTCACTCTATTATTCTTAAGCGAAATAGCCTCACCGTCATCAGTAACAACAAACCCTGTAAGAATTTGATGCAATTTAACCAACTGGGTGAGAGCCATTGTCGCCGTGACTATGTTTCCTGATTCGAATTCAATGATACATTCGTTCTTCATGCTTTGATACAATCGTTCTTGTTCTGGTTCCAACTCAACAGAAACTGTCGAGAACGTCTTTTCTGGAAGATCTAAACAATCCTTCTTCTCCAGCCTAAGACTAAAAGGTTCTAGTAGCCTTGTAAGCTCTTCTACGTTTTGGTAGCCTACAATCTTCTTAAAGGCACGCTGTCCCATTGTCATTGTAGTCTCTATAGCAAACTTGTGCTTGAACGCTGTATACGTGTTATATGGCAACGCTGTCTTGTTTAAGAATCTACACTGGCTGAACAGATCCAAGGGTCCTTGTGTGATTGGAGTGCCGTTTAGTATCCATCTTTTGTCACACATGTCAGCTAGCTTTAACACAGACTTTGTCTGTTGTGCTTTAGGATTCTTTATGCAAGTAGACTCATCAATAACAAACTGTTTGTTTCTATCTGACTCTAGAAAGTTTTCTACAAGCCCGTAACCATTTTTTGTTCTAAGTGCTTCTATGTTAATTAGTAAGAATCTATACTTAGCTTCACATCTTAGAAAGTGCTTTAGGTCACGTTTACGAGTCTTACTTGTAGGCATACCTCGCCAAGTGTATATCTCACAGTCTTCTACGGGGAAGTGTTTGGGTATCTCAAGAGCTTCCCAATTAAAATGTAACCCGTTAGGGGCTGCAATTAGTATGTCCTGAGAGTCGTTGTTCACAAGTATGTCTAACATGATCTTAGTCTTACCTGTGCCCATTTCGCAAAACAAAGCTCCGTAGGGTTTATCTACGAAGCGTTCTACTGCTGCTTTCTGGTGTTCAAATGGTTTTGTTTTATATATCATTTCTTTTAAATACTGAAATCTTAAAAAACCTTCTCCAATTATTGTAGGTGTTTGGGTGAATGTTAAGTAGCTCACAAGCTTCTACAACAGTCTTACCTTCGTTTCTATATTTGTGGATTTGTTTAATAACTAAGATCTTTGCGTTAGGTGTTAATGACTTGTCTAGAGAAGGAGATGCTTTGTTTAAAGCTTTTTCTATTTTATCATTCTTATCGACTTCTTCCGAAAGCCGACGCTCTGCCCACCGCATAAAGTTGCTTAAGCTTCCTGCGGCTGTTTCATATGTTTCTGGTTCCATAGCTATTCTTTAGTCTTTACGATGACTGTTACTTCTGTTGATTTGTCTGTTTGCTGGGAGTTGCATACTACGTTTTGGATATTAGTTTCCGCAGAGCCTCCGTGCTCATTAGCAAGGTCAAGCAGTTCGTTTAAGAGTTCTTCTAGTTTCATGGCATTTCGTAAAATCTTGAGGTTACGGGGTGATGCACGTAAAGATGCTTCTTTGCCCGAGTAACTGCAACATAAAAAACACGGTGCTCATTGTCAGGGTCTTTAGCAAATCCTTTACTTGTCATCTCTACCATGTCTGGCAGTATGACTACGTTGTCAGCTTCTCGACCTTTTACAGCATGTATAGTGTTTATCTCTACGTTCCCTCCGTTGGTCAGGGTTCCTTGTTCTTCTGCTTTCTTTAATATATCTCTGGCTGTGTCTGAGAGCTTAAACACTTTATCCCAAGAAACAGTGGTTCTTAGACCGTAGTTAGTGGACAGCTCGTGTTTATCAAACATATCTAAGTCGTGCATGGAATCCATGAGCTTTTTAGATCCACGAGCTACTGCTACTCCAGAGGGCAGATACTCTCTGTATAACACTTTTAAGTCTTTGACATACAACTTGTAGCCCTGTCTTAGCTGCTCCCACAGTTGAATCATTCTGATTGTGTTAGCATTAAATAAGGAGCATTCTCCGCCTGAGACAAAGAGCTGACGCTGTCTTATTAGCAAGTTTTCAAAGTAAGGGAGGAATGCTCTGTTTCTGCAAAGAAGAAGCCAAGAACCTTTTGAGAAGTCTAGTTCTGATAACCCTTTGATTTTAGACACACAGCCATCTTCGTTGTCTGTAGTAATGGTGTAGTCTTGCTTCTGTGTAATCTTTTTGGCAACTCGCTCTGAGTATTCAAGTATCTTAGCAGGTAACCTGTAGCTCTTATTTAGAATGATTCTAGATCCTTCTCTATTGATTAATGACACGGGGTCACCACCTGAGAACTTGTAGATACTTTGTTTGTCGTCACCAGCTATGTAAAGTTGTTTTACGCTTTTGCTTAGATGGTCTACGACTTTCCACTGCAGTGGAGACAAGTCTTGTGCTTCGTCAACAAATAAGTAATCGAGGTCTAACTGCACATCCAACTCAATGAATTGTTCTAGTTGGTCTGTGAAGTCATACACATCGCTTTGATCTTTAAACTTTTTGTAGAACTTAGAAAACTCATTTAGCTCAGAGACAGAAACTACATTACTTGGGGTCTCAAGCAATATTTGCTTGGGGGACATTAACATGTTCCTCATGAGTCCGTTGTAATATAGAATCCTGTCTCCTATGCCTGTTGTGAAGTTGCCGCCATCTTTTTTAGAGACAGCTGCAGCTCCTGTGAATTTAAAAGAACTAAGCTTACTAAAAGCTTGGTAGTCCTTCCAATTCATTATTCTTTTACTTGGTATGCGTCGATAACAAAGGGCGTGCAGTGTGCTGAAGGCTTCAAACTCTTTAGCGTCGTAGTCTGGATATTTCTTTAAAGCCCTGTCAATAGCTTCTTGAGCACCTGCTTTGGTAAACGTAGTAAATCCAATTTTACGAGGACTAGTTTCTTTTAAGCATTCGCCTAAAAGATTCATAAGCGTAGTAGTCTTACCTGTGCCAGCACTGGCAACGTATATTTTAGTTTTATTCTTCATACTCTAAGATATCCTTTACCTTCTCCCAGTATTTCTCAGTGCTTTCTTTCTTCCATCCATTGGGTCCACCGTTGTGAATCCTTGCAATGTCTTGAGGAGTTACTGCTCTTCCAAGTCTTTCTGGTGTTGCGTAGCGGTGCATATACGAGTTGAAAATCATACGAGATTTTTCGTAGCTGTAAGCGTCGTCTATGTTCCAGTCTTCTTTTGCGTGTTCGGATGCATCTTGGATATAAGCTTTGGTTAATTGAAAACAACCGTGGGCTGTTCCGTTGTCACCTACTGCATTAATGTCTGCGTTGCTTTCGACTAGCATAATTGCCAGTATTAGTTGTGATGTTGTCATTAGTAGTTGTTCTGTTCTATTAAATCAGGATACGCTGTGATGTTATTAACATCTAGCATATTCTGGTGGATGCGCCAGCATCGAGTATTTACATTGTCTAACTGGACGCGGTCAGGTTCTGCTTTCAGAACTTTCTTTAAAACAGAAAGCACTTTGTTTGAAGGCATGTCCTTAAATCTTTGTTGTTCTAGATGGTCTCTTAGGTGTGACATACGGAACAAGTAGTTACCATCTGATCTTTTGATGGGTCCATTCTTTATGTGATGGGCTTCTTCTACGGCAGAGTCGCAGAAACCTGAGACAAGTTCTACTAGCTGACCTACAGGTGTCATCTCAAAAGGAATGTCAATTTGTGTACAATTCTTAAGCAAAAGGTTTTGTTGCTTAGTCCAGTCTTCTTGTTTGATTGGAGGGAACTTGTAAAGCAAACGCTCCATTACTTTTTGATTGAATAGATTAAAGTTATCAAACTCTGCAGTGCTAAGCTGTAGCTCTGTGTCATCTAAGGTTACATACCAAAGAGGTGGGTCGCTTTTAAGCTGAACTAGAGAGCGATTGTTAGGCATGAAGTCTTCGCCTCCAATGCCATACTTAGTCATGCCACACGCTTTTGCGTCACAGAAGCGGCACAGGGGTTCTTGGGCGCACTGATACTTGTAGTCTTTCTTGCTGTAGGAAGCTATGATTGCTTCTACTTCTCTGTCGTTAAGAGGTTCTGAAAACATTCTGTTATACTTGTGTATAAGTTGTTTCCATTCGGTAGGGTTAGATTTCTTAAGATACACCGCTACGTTAGATAGCGTAATGTTTCTATTCTCGCTTGCTTGAGTTCTTTCACTAAATATATAGTTGAGACACGGGGGTCCTTCTGGGAATATCTCTGATGAACCGCTAGGGACTTCAAGGCTGTGAAACGCCTCAGAGGTCATACGATTGGCTTTAGCTGCGTCTATAAATTCTTGAGGGTCGAGAGCCTCGCCTTTGTTGTTAAAGGCATACTGGAGCGTAGGGTTGCCACTATAGGGCATGTTAAGCCAGTTACCATACTTGGAGTCGTCTTTACGATTGCCAATTTTTGGCTGTTTTGGATATATCTCAGAGACTCCTTGACCAAAGAATGCACTGAACGCTTTAAGCTTATCAATCATATCCTTGGCGGCTACGGCTTCGCTTAGAAACAAGTATACGTGTGCACCGCCAGACTTTGATCTGCAGACTATGAAAGGTAGCTTGTTGTCTGCTACCTTTTCGTTGAGTTTTTCTAGCGTGTCTTCTTTTTGGTATACATCTACGTCGAGTGCTCCCCAGAATACTGAGCTGTTTTCTTGGAGAGGTGTGCATCCTATGCGTTTTATACCTTGGATGTGCTCTTCCCACAGGCTTACGGTTACACCGCTCTTTACTAAGAAAGACTTGGAGTCGCATTTACCGTCTCTGTCTCTAAACTTGCCTGTTAGTTTTGTTTCTCCGTGAACGTTAGGGTTGCATTTATAAAGCTCCAAGAATTGGGTAGCTAGTTCTGTTAGTGTAGTCTGGTTGCTCATGTGGGATAAAGGAGCCCAACCCCCATTGTGAGGGCTGGGCTGCAGTTTATTTAGAATATGTCTTCGTCAGTAGTCAAGGCTGGTACTTTTTCTTGCTTCGGGCTTTTTAGCAGAGGAGTATCTGCGGCTTTGCCTGAAGTAGTAGCAGCTAACTCAAGAAGATCTTCATCGGATTCGAAGTCAAGAACCGATGGGCTCTTAATTTCAAAATTCCAATAATCGTCATTATTCTTGCTGGTTTCCATAATGGTAGCCAGTTGCCATTTCTGTGCGAACAGAGGCGGAACGATGCTTGTATCAGCTTCGTAGCGGAAACGATTAATGTCAGATGTAAGCTTACGAGAAACTTTTAGCTGAGACGATGTGAATGGAATCATTGCTTCTTCCCACGCACCGTTTACATTAATAAGGACGAACCAGTAGCTGGTGTAGCGTAGTTCGTTGTCTCCGAGCCATTCATCGTATTGACGTTCACGACCCTTTTCATAAGAAGGGTTTCCAACGACAGAGAGAGGGTGACTTCCTACGAAGCCTCCGCCTTTGTTGCGTGGAATCCATTCTGTATACATTGCAGTGGTATACACTGGGATCATGTCTACTGGGTTGTCCAGTAGGTCTTTTGTCTTTGCGAAGAACAGGTCTCCAGCTTTTGAGCCTTCGACATACTCGTCTTTGTTTGGCTTGAGCTGTGGACTCAAGTCTTGCAGGATGCGGATGAACGGCATTGCTGAACCTTCATCGAGGTTCTCTGTGCCCATTCCCGCTACTTTTGTTATATCATATGCCATGATTATACTTTCTTTCTTTGGTTTTATGTTACTTTTGCTCGCTTACCTTGGTAGATGCCAAAGGCTTCACGAGGTAAGGATTCTGCCAGCTCAGGGTTATCCAGAGCGTCACGACAGAAAGATTTGAGAGTTGAGTGATGTATTGAAGACTTACAAGAAGCCTCTACACCCATCTCCTGAAGGGTTGCTAGTATCTGAGATACGAGTTGATCGTCTCCCCTGTCAAGATTGGCTTTTACTTCATTCTTGATAATGGAAGAGTTGTTTGTTTCTCGTAGCCAGCTGTAGGCAGCAGACTCATCTTTGATGCGTGCATCGACAAACGAGTTGATTGTGATCTGCTTGCCATTTGTAAGTCTCAGGGAGTCGATGCCCAACGTTTCTAACATTGTAGGCAAGTGTTCTTCTGCTACTTTCTTTTTTGCAGTTTTTAGCTCTGACAGATTCTCTTCTGCACGAGCTATTTGTATTTCTAAGCTAACGAGTGTGTCACTTAGGTCAATAACAGCAGCCATATCAGTTGGTCGCTGGGAGGTTGTCTCTTGTTCAGAGAACAGTTCTTGTGTGTCGATAGCTTCTTGAGCCTCGACTAGTAGTGGATCTTCATTCATAATTCTTTAGAGCTTGGTTCTTTAGTAGCGGTGTAGCCTATACGAGCGTAACCTGCCATGTCAACCCAATTATCTCTTTTGTTTCGATTCATCTGTCTTGTTATTTTCAGAGCAATCATTGCAAGAGCAACTTGGTTTGAGTTTATTTCAGTTTCAAAGATTACTGACCACATAGTAGCTACTCTTTCGAGCTCTACTTTACAGTCTCCATAGTCTTTATTTCGAGCTCCTTTGGTAATGTCTAGAGCTTCTTCTAATATATCTTGTTCTTCCATATTGTTAACACCAAGTGGGTCCGAGGTCTATGTCAGCGACTACAGGAACTTTTAAGCTGATGGCTTCTTCCATGATCTTACCAAGCTTTTTAGCTTCTGCTTCGTCGGTAACCATAGCGTTGATCTCATCGTGCACAGGAAGCCGAAGGTCAAGTCCAGCGTCATGAGCAAGTACCATAGCAAGTTTCGTTTGATCAGCAGCAGAGCCTTGAATAAGTCTGTTAAGCCCTTTGCTAACGAATGCTCTTTGGAGATTTTTAATTTGGTCTTTATATTTTGTAGTTGCATTGTTGTATCCTTTTACTGGTTTATCGTCGTAACTAGGCATCCAAAAGTCAAAGTGAGCTTTTCTGCCTAGTATAGTTTTAATCTCTCCTTTTTGTTTAGCTCGCAACATTACGTTGTCGAATAGAATTCGGAGGAAAGGTGCTTTAGCATTAAACTTCTCAGTCACTAACTTACACTCCTCTTCTCCAATATCTAGTTGCGTTGCCATCTTCTTGTTGCCCATGCCGTATGAGATACCAAGACAAAGCATTTTGCATGTGTCATAAGGAAGTCCTGTTTCTTTCTCAAAAAACGTATACAACTTCTCCCCTGCCTTGAAGGACGCTAGAGCATCTTCTGCTTTCGGTAGGGGTTTGCCCGTGTGTATGTCGCCAAGCAGTGCGTAGTGCACTTGTAAGCGAGGTTCTTGAGAGCTGTAGTCTGCTTTACACCAGAGCATGTCTGGCTCAGCAATGTAAAGTGAGCGAATTCTTTTACCAATCTCACTTCTCTTTGGAACTTGTTGCATGTTTGGGTTACTCGAAGATAACCGACCGCTTCGTGTTCCGCCCCGCTCTGATGCGGTTTGCTTGAAGTCAGCGTGTATGCGACCTTTGTAGTTTTGACCAAGTATGATGTCTTCGATAAACACTTTTCTTAGTCTGTTAATACTTCTTAGCTCGTGTATGTTTGCTAAAGTGGGGTTGTTAGTTCCTTGCAAGAAGAACTTATCTACTGAGTAGTTTCCTTTTTCTGTTCTTGGAACTTTTATTTTTAACGTGTTTTCGCAGTAGTG